GCGCCGTCGTAGACCTCATGCCATTGCGGGAGTCGTGGCCCGGCGGTGAGCCGGTGCAGCAGATCGAGCTGCGATGGATGGTCGGATGGCGTGCATGGTGCGACGCTTGACGGCAGGGCGAGCCCGTCCAGTTGGGCTTCCGGCGCTCCCTGCTCCGAGGCCCTGCGGTTCATCTCCTTGAGGCGTGCGGATGGCGTGCCTATCCAGTGCGCGCCGTCCCATTTCGCGGCCGTGTCTGTCGGTCCTTGGGATTGCAGGCGCTTCCACACGGACATCCTCGATGTGGCGGAGAGTTTGAGCAGCCACCCGCCGCCGGTGGCCGGTTCGATGCTGCCGCCGGTGGAGACGGTGCCGGCGAACATTGTTTCGGCGGGCGAGTCGGTGGATTCCGGCGAGTCGGGGGAGTAGGCGCGGTGCAGCGAGCCGATCGGGATACGCAGATCTTCCCAGCCGCCCATCGACGGCTGAAGATCTTGCCATCTGGGTTGATCGGAGAACTGCACGATCACCTTCATGCCGGCCAATGTCAATGCCTGGCCGGCGAGTCTTCCGGTGCGGTCGCGGAGGGTGAATGACATCACGGCAGGTTCGGGCTGTTCGTCGATGCTGTCGCTTCCCCAGTCGATGGTGAACGAGTCGAGGGCTGCGATGTCCTTGGCTGAGTCGTTCACCGGTGTCCAGCCGTTGCCGGTGTCGATGAACATGAAGCACTGCTGCATCATGACCTCCTTGCGTCGTAGTCGGCCAGGAGCCGTTTGATGGCCTTGGCGGTGCCGTCCTTGTCGATGACCTCGCCGTTGATCTCCACGTTCCAGGTGTTGACCACGGCTGGCGTGGCCGTGTTGCCTTGTGCGGAGAGGTTGAGGGGCATGGCCGCGAGTCTGCGGTTGGCGCGGCTGATAGCGGTTTCAACACTGCTGTCGAACCCGGTGTTGAGGCCCTGGGCGAAACCGGTCATGATGGCCTGGCCGGCGGGGATGAGCAGGCGACGGTCGTAGCTGATCGGGCCCTTGTGGGCCTTGATCCAGTCGCCGATGCCGCTGATCCAGCCGGTCACGTTGCTCCACATCGATTTGAGGCCGTTGAGGAATCCGCTGATGATGCTCGCGCCGGCGTTGTAGAGCAGTGTGCCGGCTCCGGAGAAGAAGCCGCCGATTGTGCCCGGGATGCCACGGAACCATGAGACGACGCCGTTCCACGCGTTCCTGGCACCGTTCGCGGCCGAGTTGAAGATGTTGACGATGGTGGAGCCGAGACCGGAGAAGAAGCCGATGATGCCCTGCACGCAGCCGGACAGGAAACCCGTGAAGCTCGACCAGACGGCCTTGCCGGTGTTGGTGCAGGTGAAGAAGTAGGTGAGTCCGGCCACGAGCGCGGCGATGAGCGTGATGACCAGCATGATCGGGTTCGCGGCCATGACCGCGTTGAGCAGTGCCTGAGCGACGGCGGCAATCCGCATGGCGGTGGTGACGGCAGTGACGGCCGCCACGGTGCCGCCGACGGCGGCCACGAGTGGCGTCACTAGCTCCGTGTTTCGACTGATCCAGTCGCCTGCGGTCTTCAGCCAGCCGCCGACCGTTTGCGCGGCCGTGGCGACGGCGTTGAGCACGTTGCCGAACGAGGTTCCGGCCGGCTGTCCTCCGGTCATCGCGTCCACGACGGCCATGATGCCGGTCCACAATGATTGCAGGCCGCCGCCGGCCGACTGCGCGGCCGTCTGCAATGCGTTGAACGCTCCGGTGTCCTTGACCTGCGTGAAGAACGTCTGCAATCCCTGCGTGCCGTTCTGCGCGAGGTTTGTGACTGCCGTCGCGGCCGCGTTGATGCCGCCGGTGACGGCCGGTTTGAACAGGTTGAACGCGTCGGTCAGACCTCCGGTGACGGCTGCTTCGAGGTTGCCCATGGCTCCCTCGATGGTGCTGGTCGATGTCGCGGCCTGTTTCGCCACGTCGGTCATGCCGAGGTCCATGAGCGCCTTGTTGAACTCGTCTGCGGTGATCTCGCCGTCCGCCATGGCGTCGCGGAAGTTGCCGGTGAAGGCCCCGTTCTTGAGCATCGCTTCCTGGAGTTTGCCGGATGCGCCAGGGATGGCGTCGGCCAACTGGTTCCAGTTCTCCGTCGTAAGCTTGCCCGCTCCGGCCGTCTGGGTGAGCACCATGGCCACGGAGCCGAAGGTGTCTGCGTTGCCGCCGGCCACGGCGTTCAGGTTGCCGGCGGCCTCTGTAAGGCCGGTGTAGTCCTTGATGCCGTTCGCGGCGAGCTGCGCCGTGGTGTTCTGGATGGTGGACAGGTCATACACTGTGCGGTCCGCGTAGTCGCGCGCCGCCTTGCTTGCCTTTTCGACGTTGGCGGTGTCGATGCCGGCGAAGCTCATGGTGTTCATGAACTTGTCGGTGCTGTCCGACATGTTCACCACGTCGCCGGCGAAGCCCTTCACCGTGTCCCACAGCGCGGTCACGCCCTTGACGGCCAACACGCCGATCGCGCTGCCGAAAGCGGCCGCCTTCGTGGTGGTCTTCTCGAACGCCTTGACGGCATCATCGGCGTTGCCGGTGATGCGCACGCTCATGATCGCGCTGTGCGCCATGGTTCACTCCTTCCGTGTTTCTTCCGCTTCCTTGAGCAGTTCGGCCAGTCCGGTGCCCCAATCCAATTCGTCGGCCTCATTCCTCCACTGCCATGGCGTGCCGCCAAAACGGCTTGCCAGGAGGAACGAGAGACGGCCGAGCGAGTCTTGTGGCCAGTCCGTAGGGTTTCCCTCTTCCGGCTCCTCCGTCGCTGCCGCAAGGTCGAAGGACGCCACGGTGTCCAGCCAATGCTCGAAATCAGGCATGCTGCGGCCGGCCATGCGTAGGGCCGCGTAGGCCGCGTACGCGCCGGAACGAACTGGTGACTGGGTGATGGGCCCCCAGCCCGCGTCGATGGCGTGCGCCTCGGCCTTGCATGTCGCGCGCATCGTGATCGGCACGAATTCGCTGGTCCCGTCCGTGTAGGTGATTCTCGTGGTTGCCATTATTTTCCTTTCACTTGCTTAAGTGTCTTGTCGATGAAGTCCTTGTAGACCTTTTGCCATTGGCTCTCGGTGGAGGCGACACCGTTGTTGACGAAGAGCCGTGGCCGGATGTGCCGTTTCGGCCAGCCGTAATTGATTGGGCCC